ATGTTCTAGTTAAAAAAATAAAGGAATGGATCCTTAAAAAGGCTAAATCATCAGAAATTTATGAATTCATAGACAAAGTAAATAATCCTGAATTAAATACAATGAAAGGCAAAATTGTTCGCATGTTCAACAAGCTTTTTTCCGAAAAAAAATTACAATTGAATCTGAAATTGTCGTTATCATCGTCTGGTAAATCATCAGTCAAATCATCTGACAAATCATCAGACAAATCGGGCAAGCCAATCGAACAAACCAAAAAATTATCAAAAAGTCAAATAAAAAAATTTCAAAAAAACAATGAAAATAAAGTGTCTCGAGAAAAGCGTAAAAAAGTGGCAAACTTATTCGAAGAAAACATGATAAAAACATTAACCATGAGTGGTATACCACGCGATACCTTTTTAACGGAAGAATCCATAAATTTTGAAAATGAGGCAGCGGCAAAACAATACAAGATGCCATCTTATTATCGATCACCTGATTTTTTGTTTAAAAAACCAGTGGATATAAATGGGAACTTTGTGATGTGGATTGATTGTAAAAATTGTGTGATTTTGAAAGAACTAATGTCTGATTTTACATATCAAGAGTATTTAACACAAATCAATGATTATTGTCGTATTTATGGACCAGGATTAGTGGTTTTCCACCGTCCGTATTTCGATAGAAAAGAATATGATTTTCCGGATATGGTGAGACACATGACAATGATTTCTCCAAGTATGTATGTGAATTAATCTAACAAAAACCAATGTCAAATTAAAATCTCGTTTAAAATTATAGATGGAAACTTTAACAATTGCTTTAATTTGTATTATTTTTTTATTAGTTGTGGTTATTTTATATATGATTATTCAAAAAAGAAATCGCGACAAAGCAGAGGCAGAAACACCAATTGTAGTTCAAAAAAAATCGTCTCTTAAACCAATTATTAAACCATTAGGACCATTTCGATTTCCAAATAGTCAGGCACCACCAAATGAAACACAAATTAGACAGGCAGTACAACCTGTGGCTCAACCAATTGTCACACAACTAGTGGAGGGATTTAGTACTATGGATCCTTTTTATATTCAACAACCACGTGATCCAGCAATTTCCAAAAAATTTAGTTATCGCCAGATTGGATAGACATAAAAATCACGGTTTAAATTACTTGATGATCATCATAAAAAAAAAATTTGATTGTCAAATAATTTCCCAGTGTTTTTGCTCATACAAGCAATTAAACCAACCAAAAAATAAAATGAAATTTATATTGCAAGCAACACTACTTTTAGAACTACTATTTACAAACCAAATTCATGGTTTAGACAATGATAATTTAGACAATGATAATTTAGACAATGATAATTTAGACAATGATAATTTAGACAATGATAATTTTGTTGTTGACGAAGATGACTTTGATGCCAGTAGCACCATTGTCAATAGTACCACTGTTAATAACACCACTATTAATGTGTTTCATTTTGAATTTGAATTTTACATCATAAAACCAGAACAAGAAGGAGAATGGGAAGAGGAACAAGAAGAATGGGACGAGGAACAAGACCAAGAACAAGAAGAAGAACAAGAACCATCAGAAGAATCAGAAATGGTACCCTCAAAAGAATTTGTCATTGCTCTGTCACAAAGAAATATTGATTTACTTACGGAATTTGTCAATAATGTTTCGAACCCTGATTCGGAATTTTATGGATTGTATTTACAATCACCTCTCATAATTCAAACATTGGTTCAACCTGAATGGGAATTAGTAGAGCCAGTATATGATTGGTTACATAATCATGACATAAAAATTCTCAGTGATTTTGGTGACAGTTTATTATGTGTTGGCAGTATCGAAAATGTTAATCAATTGTTTAATGTTCAACTTGATCAAGTATCAGATGGTGGTCATTATTTAGCCGCAACTGATTATACCATACCAGATCATTTATCCGATGTAATTGAATTTGTAGATGGTATATCCAATCAAAATGTAATTAAACGATCTTATGTGAAAAAAGGATATGCCGATATGACATGTGATAATCCATTATCAACTGCTCCACCAGCAGATGATAATTATTGTGGAAAAGAAGTGATTGATCGATTATACAATGTCACTGATGTAGTTAATGTTAGCAATGGAATTTCGATTGGATCCATTGAATATCAAGGACAATCTGGATTTAGCCAAGACGATTTGTCTACTGCGCAAAAATTCAATCAAGTTCCTGAAAAAAATGTGACGCATGTTATTGGAAACGATGGATATCCAGATGATGAAAGTCAATTGGATATGCAAATGATGGGAATCAATGTCCCAGGTGCCGATATATGGTTTTGGGATGGAGATAAATGGCTTTATAGTTTGGCAGTTAAAATGGTGAACGCAGGAGAAGTGCCTGATGTTATTTCAATGAGTTGGGGTTGGTCAGAATCGGATCAATGTAGTATTTGCAATTGTTCCGGTAAAACATCCCACCAATATGTTAATCGTGTAAACAATGAATATTTAAAACTAGCGGCACGTGGTATTTCAATGATGGTTTCCAGTGGAGATGCGGGTGCGCCAGGTCGTACCAATGAAGATTGTATGGATATGGATCCCACTAATACGGTTCATGCGACTTTCCCAGGATCGTCTCATTGGGTAACGAGTGTTGGGGCGACTTATATTGTTAATCCAAATCCGAATAATACAAATATGACAAAAGGTGGAACAACCCCATTGTGTAAGCAATTTGGATGTGCGACAGGTACATCTGAATTCGTAACAAATAACAATGCGACTGGATGGACTGCTGGTGGTGGAATTAATAACTACACAAATCGATCGGGACAAGCTAAATGGCAAGATGAAGCAGTTACTTCATATCTCAATTCAGGTGTCCCATTACCGACAAATTTCAATAGAAATGGTCGAGCATATCCAGATGTCAGTGTAGTGGGACATTATTGTCCAGTGATGGGAGGAGAAAGTCCAGAACCAATTGATGGAACGAGTTGTTCATCGCCGATTTTTGCTTCCATTGTGACTCTATTAAATGATCATCAAGTTCGCAATGGCAAACCAAAGTTGGGTTTTGTCAATCCTGTTTTGTATAAAATGTACAAAGACAATCCAGCGATTTTTCGAGATGGAGAGAAGGGAGATAATTGGAGTACAGAATACGCAACCTGTGCTGTTCGAAAAGATGGTGGATCAAATTTTGGATATAAGGCGACAAAGGGATTTGATCCAGTGTATGGTTTAGGTATGCCAAATGTTGGTCTAATGAAGGAATGGCTTGATAAAAACACCAAAACTTTGGATTTATGGGAAATAGAGGATTTAATCCAGTATATGTAAATAAAGACAGACAAAAAAGACAGACAAAAAAGACAATAAAAACACAGACAAAAAAGACAATAAAAACACAGACAAAAAATAGGCAAAATAAATTAAGTTTATGTAATTTCAAGTAACCAATCTTGGGTAAATATTTTTTTTTCAGTTAAATAGTAGTTTTTTATGACACAATGCCACCATAATTGACATAAAAATTTGATTTTTTTATGTATTTTTTAATCAACTGTTTAAAAATTTACGTACAAAAAATGGGCTCTTGTTCATCGTGTGACGAGTCAAATATCGAAAGTGACGAGGACAACCTAGCTGACAATCTTGACCCACAAATAACTTATTTACCAACACATCCAATTGATATTGATATGAGTAGTGAGAATGAAGGAGAGACGGCACATCCGCCACCACATCCGACACCACATCCACGTCCTATTCGAATTACAATACCGACAACGCGAGGACCCACAGCTAGGAGACGACAAAGAGAAAGATCTATGAGACAACAACGACGTGTTTATCATCAACCTTATGATGAAGAAGATACGGATTCCTCATCTATCAGTGATATGTCTTCATCAGAAGAAGGGGAAGACATTGATTCAGATGTCAACGAACTTTAAAATGATATGTGATATTTTTCTAAATATACCAAAAGTAAATTTATACAGCGTTTCGAATAATTTAAAAACATCCAACTTATAAATATAAAACCATGAATTTTCTCAAAAACGCATTCAATTATTTAACAACCAAACCAACCAACCAAAATCAACACCATGTATATGTCTTTGACCTGGATAACACAATTACCAATAAACATACAGGTGGACATTATCAAAAAGGGACCTCCTCGACGTATATTACATCAAAAATGTTAAGAGGAGTTAGTAAATTATTTTATCAAATGAAAACACTTGGTTTGGTAGGTCATCCCTCTAAAATTTATATAAATTCACGGGGAATTGCGAGTAATGTCAGTCAATTTTTACGAGACACGGGATTGTATCAATACGTAGATGGAATTTATGCGGCGAATTATGATGGAAAACAATACCATGATGAAAACTTAAAAATAACCACAATGTTTCAACTAGAGGATTCGCGATGGAATCACATCAAGAGTTTGTATTTAAAAGAGATTCAGAAAAAGGAAAATGTGGATTTTAACCATATTTATTTTTTTGACGATAGCACAGAAAATATTTCCACTGCGATTCATAATGGATTTAAGAATTCGTTTGTTGTGAATTCAAATATGTATCCAAAACCATGGGATAAATTTAATTTATGTCATGTGGTCAATAACTTGAAAATAACTTGAAAAATAACATCTTAACAACAATTGCTTTTTCGTTAAAATGTAAAAAAATAAATAAACTTATTTTTTTGTTTTAAATTTTGTTTTAAATGGTCTTTGGAAAATCGATATTGAATTAGGCCACGACATGTGTTATGTTGATGAGATACAGGTTCAACTGTTCGTGAAATAGTTTTGAGTTCTTTGATATGTTTGGAAAAATAAAAGTATTTTTTGAATGAGTAAATATAATTTTGAAGTTCTAGGGGTAATTTACGAAATAAATCCAAGTCTAATTTCATGGTTATTATAGTATAACAATCGAAATAAAATTTTTTTCTGTTTTCAATGATAAAATTTAATTTGATTTTTTAAAAACGGAACGCGTTTAAATAGTATTTAATAATTAAATATAACAATGATTACACCAGATAACCCACAACTTAACAATGAAAAAAACAATGAAACAATCAACGAAACAAACAGAATTCGCCTTATTTTTGCTTCAGATCATGCTGGATTTTTATACAAAGAACAGTTGAAAGATTTTATTGAAAACCACGACAACGCACAAGAACTTGTGTTTGTAGCAGGTGATACTGGAACATATTCAGAAGATAGTGTGGATTATCCTGATTTTATTCATTCCGCGGTTCGGCTTCGTGATAAGATGGTATTGGAACGCCCAAACGAAACAGTTTATTGTGTATTTATATGTGGAAGTGGTAATGGTGTATCAATGACAGCGAATAAATATCCAACTGTTCGCGCAGGATTATGTTGGGAGCCAGAAATAGCACAAATGGCGAGAGCGCATAATAATGCGAATGCGTTGTCCATTCCTGCGAGATATGTAAGTGTAGTGGATGCTCGAAAAATCCTGTTAACTTTTTTAGAAACAGAATTTGAAGGTGGGCGTCATCAGCGACGAGTTGGTAAAATAGCAATTCCCAATGTGACAATATGAAAGTAAGTGGCAAGATTTTGAAAAATAAAATTTGATTTTTTTTTACATTTTAAGATTTTATTTTAACAATAACACCATCTATTATTTATCTATCTAACATAACAATATGAAATTTTCAATATTTGAGTTGATTTGTGTAATGGGAGTATTTATAGCAGGCTCAAAATACTTCTATCACTCAGTTGTTCAACCACAATTGCAAAATAAACGTTGTTATTTTAATTGGGAGATTCGTGATTTTATTAACCAAGATGTAGAAAAGTGTAAACGTCATTCTATGTGTTCAACCTATCAATATTTTATCTCCTTAAGTATTTTTAAAAAATGCGATTATGAGTTATTTTTGAATGATGGTGATGACATAGTTATAATGAGACATACCAAATACATTGAAAATTATTCTGAACCATTGACAAGAGAACAAATGCTTGGTCCAATTTCCAAGTGGCCTCAAGATTCTCAACGTGATATACATCAAGTTGAAATATGGAATACAAAAACAACTAGGTGGATTTTTACAAATAAAAATGAGTTAAAAGCGTCTGTTGATTTTCGACTTGAAAATGATGCAATTGTCATACTTAATTTTCCATTTCAACCATTCGAATGGGGTGCAACTGAATATGTATTGAATTATTTGGAAAATCATGCAGTTCATTATAATTATCATAGAGCAACAAATCATCACCAGAAACATGAGCGTTTTAACATTACAAAAATAATTTACACGATAGATGAAAATCGTTTGAATGAAAACAAAAAGGAATTTGAATTTCATAATTTTAGATATCAACAAACAGGTGGGTCATCTGGGTCATCTGATAGTATGATAAAACTTGAAAGATTAATTAAATAAAAAATAGATAAATTTATTATAAAATTATGGATCTTTTCGAACAATTATATTATCAACTGTAATGTTTATGGGGCAAATTTGTCTTTTTTTTGTTTTCTTTTTAAAACGTTTACATGTACAGGTACAATTTTTACACAGTGTAAAGTCGTCATGAGGTGCGTGTCGAAAAACCAAAGCAATTAATATAAGAAGTATTCCATAAAGGAAAAATGCTGAAATAAATCCATAAAATTGAAAATCATTACGACCGTCATTTGAAGTCCATTTTATTTGATTTGTAATGAAAAATGTGAGACCAAAAACGAAACAATTAAAAAGCATTATGATAAGTTGGATTATTTCCATGATGAAACGAGTGTTTAATTTACATGACGACACACATATAAATGTAATTAATGCGACAATAGCCAGTGGAATGGTTCCAACTGCCATTAAAATATTTAAATCATTGTTAGTCACTTGATCACCAAATTGTAAAAATAACCAATTACCAGACAACAGTGACATATTGATCATAAATAATAATTGAACAACTATATTTGTAATTTGAATTGTACGATAAATTGCCATTTGGTCTTTTAAATAATAAATTTTTTAAAATAAAAAAATAAAAAAAGAATTTTTATTCAAATTTTTTTTAAGACTATATTTTGGATATTGTTTATAAATGAAAGTCCAAAAATAACAATCAAGTGGGTGTGCCTTTTCCGGGAAAATATAAACAAATTTTTTTTAACAAATTGATTAATTCGTCAAAAAAATTTGATGCCGCAAAGAATCAAAATTTTAATAAATCAAATTATAAATAATGCCCTACATAACGGTTGATGTTTATCATGACGTAGATGATAGTAATCTTGATGATATAATGAAATCTAATAAATTATATTATGATATGAATAATAACAAAGAGAAAATTAGACAACAACTTTTTTCCAATATTGGTTTGAAAATGTATTATATTTCGGAAAACACAATGAAAAAGCTCCATCCAAAACGATATGAGTTTATTGTACAATTTTATAATTTTATAGTGAAGGAAATAAAGGATTATTCATTCAATTGCTATGCAGATTATAAATCTGATTTTCGACATTATCGTGGTTCATTATCTTTTATCTTTTATATACATGGGATAAAATATCAAACGCGTTGCTGTTTAGTTGATGGGGATTTATGTGATTTAACAATTTATGGAAACGATATTAACAACAATAATTCTTACGAATTTCCAAACAAAATTACACCAACTAATAAACAAATAATTAAAGCACAATTTTTACAATATCATAATTTTGATTTAGTTTATCCCAAACTTTTCTATCTATTTATTGAAGCCGTTATGGAAGTCGTAATAGGATATGTCAATCAAACAAAAGTCCGAGAATATGGACAAATTTGCCAATAATCTTTTAAGTCCAATTTATTTATTTTATGTTTTTATGTTTTTTTTGCATTTTTTTATATTTTTTACGATTTTTTAAATTCCAAATTCATGATGGAATTATTCAGGAGATCATTTTCACATGTGTTAAACAAAATTACCTAGAATATTCGCGAAAAGGACTTAAAAACAAGGGACTATTATATAGTATAATAAAATGCCAGCAGTAAAAACAGTTAAATCGTCAAAATCCACTTCTCACAAATCTGAACGACTTCGATTGGCTGAGTCTATTTGTAATTTTACAAAAAAACAAGAGTCTTTCATGGAAGCATATGAAGCATTAAAGGAATATAAAGCGTATATTTTCCAAGATTTAGATATTCAAATTGATACAAAACAATCGGAATTAGATTTATTAACAAAAACCTATGAGACCAAGGAAGCAGATTTAAAAATTCAATGTAATTTGAATTTCAAAGAATATCAATATGAAGCAGCACTTAAAGTTTTGGGAGAAAAGGGAGAAATTCCAATCAAAACATCTGAATTAAAATCATTAAAAGATGAATTACATGAATTAAAGACCAATTTAGAAGATAAATTAGAAAAGGCAATTAAAGCAGAAAAAGTTTCTTCTCAACAAGCATTACACGCAGCTTTGAAGAATTCAGAATTAACACATAAAGCAGAAACAGCTGGAATATTGGCAATTTCGAAACAAAAAGAACAAGAAGTTGTGGTCTTACAATCAACAATTGATAATTTGAAGCAGGAAATATCGGCACAGCGTGAATTAACAAAATCAGTTGCGGAAGCAGGTAAGGCAGGAGCAATCAGTCAATCCTTTGGTAAACAATAAGGGGAACAAAATTTTTTATAAAAATTATTTAGTCTATGGAAAAATAGGTTAAATAATCGATTATTAGATAAACACAATGTCTTGATAAAATATTTCTTGTTTATTTTTCTTTTTATCCAAAAAAAAACAACACAATTTAATGAAATTTAATACATAAGATAAACAGGACACTCAAACAGGATACACAAAACAGGACATACAAAACAGGACATACAAAACAGGACATACAAAACAGGACATACAAAAC